GTGAAGTAGGGCAGGGGCACGCGGAGGGTCGCCATCACCTCGCCGTCCGTCACGGGCTCGAGGATGCACGGGTTGCCCGCCGTGCTCGCCGGAGTCTGCGCGTAGACCCGCAGGAGCGGTCGCACGAACTCGAGCGTGTAGCCGAGAGTCTGGATCGCGTGTGTGGCGTCAAGCGCCCCGTCCGCAGCGTTGCGGATTCGGAAGGTATGGTCGGATACCTCGATGAGCTTGTTCTTCTCGCGGATCGTCGCGGAGCCGATGCTCGCCACGGTGTTGGTGAGCGCCGCCCCGCGCAGCTCGTCCCATGCGATGAGGAGCGGATCGAACCACAACTGCCCGCCCTGCTCGCCGGTGATCGAGAACCCCCCGACCTTGACCGAGGGGTACTCCCGCACGTTCACCCCGTCCGTGTAGGCGTAGGTGAGGTACTTGCCGAAGATGTTGATCGCGGGGGTGAGTGTGTTCTCGTATGCCTCGTCCGCGAGCTGCGATGCCGTGGACTCCGCGCCGAGTGCGTTGGCGAGCGCCACGAGTTCCATGCCCTCGTACCGCAACGCGAAGTGCGGCGTTCCCTCCACGGTCCGCTTGCCGGCGAACCCGCGCCGGGACCACGACTCACCGAGAGCCGCGTCCCTGATGAACACCACTTGCCTGCTGATTCCGCCGGGGTTGTCAACGAGTACCACCGACGCTCCCGTTGCCTGCACAGCGGTTCCCCAGGTGGTTCCCTTCACGAGAACCGCTGTTAGTTCCTGTCCCGAGTGAGCCGCCATGACTGGCCTCCTCTAAGCTACGTTGCCTAAGTCCTTCGAGAAGTCAGCGCCAATCTCCACTAGGCCGACGTAACGGGTGGGGTCTGCACGCTCCACACGCTCCCCGGCCCGCGTGAATATGACGCTTCCGAATACCGAATTGGCAGGACGGTCAGCGATGATCGCCTGCTCGATCCGGTCGAGTTCTTGCCACAGTTCGCGGTACGCGGTGGGTTCGTCGTCGTCCGCTTCGCGCCAGTCCCACAGGACCCACACCTGGAGGTTGGCGAGTTCCTTGACGTGCTTGCTCGATCCGCCCCCCGCGTCCTCGCTCTCTGTTACCTCCACGCGGAAAGCGCGGTGATCGTGCGTGTCGTGGACTTCCTTGAAGTCGAACGGGGCGGGACTCTGCTTGAACGGGGACGCGGTGAACCGCGTGTTAGTCGCAGAGGTGCCGAGAAGGATCTTCTCCACCTCCAGCAGCCAAGTGTGAATCTGCGTCGCCACAGCTAGCCCCTAGCCGTCCATCCCCACACTGAGTGGGGTCCGTGCTGCTCCGCGTCCGTCTCCGCGTGTCCGCTGTCGTCGGTGTCGCTCAAGTCCTTGAACCGCCCGCGCTCCTCCTGGTATCGCTCGCGCCACCACACCGCCTTCGCGTAGTCGGGGTCATCCTCGGAGGGGAGCTTCCACAGCGCCGTGAACGCATGGTGCAGGGCAAGGGCAACGTGCATCTCCCGCAAGGACTGCGGGTCGAGTGCGATCCGGGTCACGAGGTCGCCCATGTTGCGGATGTCGCGGTACATGGTCTTCGCGCTATCGAGGATCGCCGGCTGCCAGTTGCTCCACCCGGGGGGGAGAACGTTGCTCTTGGCGAGCACCGGCTCCCTCGCCGTCAGGTCCGCGTCCACAATCACGATGCTCGGGCGGAAGGGGACGACCGAGAAGAAGCCCGCGTAACTCGGGTAGGTAGTCGCGCCGTCAACGATGGTGATGACGAACCGATACGCCTGTCCCGTGGTGCCAAGGTTCGCGGCGGTGATCGCGTGCTGGATCAGGTTGGAGGCGTTCGCCCACGTGTCTACCGCGACATCTTCAACGGCGGCATCAAGGTCGCCCCCGCCCGCCTTCGTGATGGTGATGGTGGCGGAGCGCGTACCGCTCCCGTCGAAGTCGGAGCCGTCCGAGTCGTCGAAGACGTTGATGTTCAGGGTATGCGCCTCGTCCTCTGTGGCCCACTCGTTTGCCCAGTCTTCCCGGAAGGTAAGCCCCATCAGAACCCTCCCCGTCTGCGCCGGATCACGCGGTCCCTGATCGCATTCCCGAGCACCGTGGCGGCAAGAGCCTGGAGACGTTCCTTGAGATTCCCCACGGCAAACCACGTCCGCCGGGGAAGCCGCCCCGACACGCCCCAGTTGTGCGCCTTGGCTACCACGCCGCGCTTGCGGTTCGGCTTGACCCACAGCTCGGCCATGATCGGAGATCTGACGCGGTAGTCGGTTGCCTTGTGCATCGTGCCCGTGTCCTTCAAGTCAACGTGTCCGGTCTGTAGCCCCTTGGCCTTGCGAAGCCGCTTCGTCGTGGCGGCGTAGGGTGCGAAGGAGTTGCCCTTCGCGTCCTTGCCCTTCACCGTCCGCTTCTCGATCCCGTCGAGCGCATCCTCTGCGAGCTCCTTGATAAGCTCCCCCTTCTCGATCACCCTCTCCACGTCCCCAATGCGATGACCGAGGGAGCGGAACACGGCTTCTGCGTTGGACTGGACCTTAGCCACTTGCCGCCTCCGTGCCGACCAACTCCCCGAGTGCTTGCCGGAGGTGATTGACCCCGAGCGCCTTGCGCCCTGCCACCTCCCGCGCCTTTGTGAGCAACACTCCCTCGCTGATCCCGTTCCGTCTTGCAAGCTCCATGATCCTGAGCGCGGCGGGTACGTCGTCTAGCGCGTGGATCTGCGCGAGCCAGTCGGGCGGGGTCTCTCTCGCCGGCGAAACCGGCTCCGATGCGGCGGGGATCGTGGCGGCGATCTGCTCTAACTGGATGGGTTCGACAGGAGGTTCGAATCCCTCCTCGGGGCCTATTCGAAAGATGTCGGCGGAAACCAGGACGCAGTGGCAGTTGTGGTCGCAGTGGGTACTCGCCGCTCCCGGCATGCCGTCCTGTAGCCAGTCATTCATGCTTTGCGTTTGTAAGTGCCGCCCCACGCACCCGTATGCAACGTGTCCATTCGTCAGCGCCACGGCGGGCCCGTCGCAGACGTTCTTGCCGAACGCCCCCGAGCGGGATGCGGTGGCAACCCACGTAAACAGACCCTCGCCCGTGCGGAGCCCTTCGCGTTGTGGGTCAAGGATCAACGACAATCATCCCCGCTAATGTTGGGCGGGCAGCGCCTGTAAGGGTCTTCTTCTTCGTTGGTGCGTATCCGTTCACATCCTTGGCGAAACCACTTATCCCGCCATGACTCAGGAACTTCGTAGTCGGTCGAAGCTAGGCCGGGAACCCAATCACCTGGATCGCACATCGTTTTCTACCTCCACGCCCATGCCGAGTACCCACGCGGCGAGACAAATCAACTTCACCCCTATCCACATTCGCACCCGGTACGTCGAGCGGATGCGAGCATGGAGAGTCCACCGATCGCCGTCTAGCTCACTGCTCATGATCTTGACGGGATGCTTCATCACGCCACCCTCTCCGCCGCCGCCACGCTCACGAGGTTCGCCACCCTTCGGAACAGCGCCCGTATCTGCTCCCGCCATGCCTTGCGGAACGCACCGAAGATGGGACCGTTCTGCTCGCGGTCGAGGATGAGACGCTCGGCAAGGGACTCGTCGGAGAGTCCCATCGCGTGCGCCATGGTCTGGTCTTCTGCGAGCACGGCGAGGAGCGTGTCCCCCTCCCGCTGCGTTGCGGTCCCGAACACTTCCCACGCCGTATCGGATGGACGCGCCGCTGCCTTCGCCGCTTCCCGCGTGGTCGTCGGCCCGCCCTTCAACTCCACCTGCGCCCGCGCCTCGACGTGGATCACGTCTGCGAGCGGGTCCACGATGCGGGCGAGCATCGCTTCGCGGAACGACACGAGTGCCGCTTCGGGCTCGTCCATCAGATCCGCCACCGTCACCCGCGCCCACTCCTCGTCAAGCGCCTGGAGTGCTTCTGCTTCGAGCTCAAGACTCTTGATCTTCGCAGCGCCGATGATCTGGATTGGATCGGGCATCGCTAGTGGATCGCCTCTCCGCCGCCCGTGAAGTGGACGTTGCCCCTCATCTCCACCGCCACCGATGCGATCACGATGGGTTGCCCGTCGTCGGCGAACTCCACCGAGTAGCCGAGCAGTCCGTCCACAACATCACCCTCCTCCGTTTGCAGCTCGTATTCGATTGAAGTTGCGGAGGTAAGAATCAAGGTCGTTCGTGCCATGGTCGTCATACTCCGCTGTGGAAAGTGCGCGGTACAGGAGCCCCCCGAAGGCGGCGGTTAGCTTCCGGTCGCGTGCCAGGTCGGGGCGTTGGATCGTGTGCAAGAGCACGGTCGTCAGCTCCCGGCAGTAGCCGACCCCGCCTTGCCGTAGCGTGAGCCGGGGCGTGTTCCAGTGCCCCGAGTCCAGGCGATGGGGGCCGGCGCGGTAGCGGTCGGGGACGCGCATTCACTCGCCTTCCTCCTCTCGGTTGCATCGGGCGCATTCGGTCACGGTCGGGCCGTAGACGTTGCCGCACTTGGGGCAAATCCAGGGTTGCGGGTCAGGCGCGACGGGAAGCCAAGTGATAGGCGGGCAGTGATGATGCGTGTGCTCCGACTCAACCCACCGCCTGCAGTCAGGCCAGTTGTAGCCGTAGGTGGTGGTGACGTCGGGCACGAACGTCGGGCTGACTTGATGGAACAGCGTACTCGGCCAAAGCGGATACGGGTCGCCCCACCCCATCACGACAACCCTCCCGGAAGCTCCCCGTACATCTCCTCCAGCGCCTCACGCGGGATCGCCTTGGGGATGTTGGAGAGATCCATCTCGGGGAACTCGCCTAGCGATCCGGGATGAACGTCTTCCGGTTCCCCTTCGGGCGATGCTTGAACCCCTGCCTCTCCGCTTCGTGCGCTGCCTCGTCCGGGTCCCTCCCGTGCTGGAACACATCCCTCCGCTTCCCGCTCTCCTCGTTCTCGAACACCTCCGTCGGTGCTCCGCTCGGGTGCTCGCGTGAGGCATCGCAGAGCAGGTTCGCTCTCGTCCGTGGGTTCCTCATGTGTGGCGTTCTCCTCCCTGCCGTGGAGGCGTTCGCCCCACGGGTAATGAACGATGATCTGGTAACAGCTATCGTTCTTCAGCAGCGTGCTCGGCTTCTCCCTCTCCTCGCAGTGACCGCAGATCACGTCCTCTACCGTCGTCACCGAGAAGCCCATCTCAATGGCGGTCATCGAGAAGTAGATGTCGTGCCCGCCGTAGACCTTCTCGGGATCGGGGTCGCGCCGCTGCTTCGTCCACGGCCCCCCGCTCCCGCTCCGGGTCCACTCAACATCGGTGCGGAACCAAGGACGCTCCATCGCTTCGAAGACGTGGCGCTTGACGAGCAAGCACCCCAACGGGACCCACTCGTTCCGCTCCCCGTGAATGCGCGGCTTGGGCCGTCCCGGTTCCTTCTCGCGCTTGACGGTGTAGACACCCGACGCCACGTCTACATTGGCTGCGAGGAGCCGCTCCGTCGCCCCTACGGGCAGGACTACGTCGTCCTCAATGATCAGGACGTGCGTGCAGTCGGTGTGGAGCGCGTCCCCGCAGGGAACCTCTACGCAGTCGGGGATCGGAAGGTTGTGCGCGAAGAAGGGACCGTAGGTGAACGGCTGAGAGAAGACGCTCTCGACGAACTCGGAGAACATGAGGCCGCGAGAGGGGAGGACAACCGCGATGCGGGCTTCGTCCTGCGTCGCGGGTGCGGCGCGGGTTGCGATGTCGGGGGGCGGGGGGGCGATCGGCGGGGGAGGAGCGAGGGTGGTCGTGGTGGACTGCAACTCTGCGGCGTTCGGGTAGGTGTAGCCGTCGCGGAGTTTCGCATCCACGTCACGCTCGGCAACATGCACCTTCCTCCCTGTGCGGTTCATCATCCAGACTGCGGGTTGCGGCAGTCCCGTTGCCCGCTTCGACTTCGCATGCTCACGCCCCTTGGGCATCGCTTCCTCGCTCCCTTTCCTCTGTGGGTGCCCCGTCCTCGTTGCAAGGCACCCGAGTTCCGTTGACGTTGCGGTACATCTCGCAGACGTTGCCGTCGCAGTCGTAACGGATCACGACCTTGTTCGGCAGCACCCGCATCAACACTTGCCCTCTCAATCCCGAAGGGAGCGAGCGCCAGTGGTCAAGCACCAAGTCCTGACGCTCACTCTCCGAGATGCGAACCGTTTTGCCTCGCTCGTTCTTCAGGCGATAGCGCATCGGTTCACTGCCCATGCCAGTCTCCTCCTTAACCGTTCACGTCGATCAGCAGTCCGCTGTTGAGGGTCTTGACTCCGTACAGGATGTCGAAGACGCACTCGTGGCACATGCCCTTGCCCCGGTAGGTGACCTTGGTGCGGATCGCCAGACCCGTGACCTCGTCCACTACCTCGCTCGCCAGCACGCCCAGACCCGGCATCACGGTGTCGCCGAGGGGTCGCTGTACGAACGCCATCGCGTTACGATGGAAGAGCAGGTTGTGAGTCGTGGTGGGGGTGCCTGCGGTGGACTGGATGTTCTGATCCATGTAGATCCCAACGCCGTGGCGCTGCATGAATCCGCCCTTCCAGCCGTCGATCAGGGGCGCGTCATTCTGCGTCCCTGCGTGCAGGGCGTTGGCCTGGATCACGTTGGACCGGAGCAGGAGGTTCTCCCACTCCTTGGTCGCCACAGCCGCATAGATCTGGTCGTCGGCGAGTCCGCCGTTGTCCCAGTATTCCTTGAGGCCGGTGAGGATGTCCGTCTCGTCGATGTCCGAACCCGGCGTCCCTACGTTCGTGTCCGCGTCGGAGTGGAGCGAGAGCAGGGACACGTCGGCGGCGTTCGCCAGTGCCTTGACCTCCTCCGGGATCTGGAAGTCCACGATGTCTCTCTTCGAGAGCGCGGTCTCCAGGTCCTCCACCTCGAACCCCGCGTACTTCCACTGGTCGAGTACGATCTGGACCTGACCGGGGTTGAGGTCGTCGAAGGTGGCGTCGGTGCCGATGGCCTTGTCACGTGCCGTGGCTGCGGTGGGCGAGTGGACGTTCACGGTATCGCCGAAGGCGGCGATCTCCTGCTCGAAGTTCCGATGCACGAGGCGCGGCGTCTTCGCATTCGCCCGCAGTGTGTCAATAGCAATCAGGGACCAGATTTCCGGCCTGAGTGCGCTGGTGGTATTCGCCATGTCGTTACCCTCTGGCGAGGGCGAAACGGCTCAACTAGCTCTCCGTAGGCTGTGTGAACGTGCCCGTCTTCTGGTACTTCAGCAGCGAGACCCGCTCGGCGTCAGTCATGGGCTTGCCCTGACTCGCCTTGCGGATCAGCGCCTCCAGGTAGGCGTCCACGTCCCCGGTCTTCCCCGCCGCATTGGCGTCGCCCTGTCCCGTCCCGGTGGACTGAATCCGGCTCTTGAAGAGATTCGGATTCTCGCCCGCGTACCACTCGAGGAACTCGCCAACCGTGAGCGACTTGCCTTCCACGAGGAAGGGGTCGTCGGTTCCCGGCTTGACTACGGTGAGCTCCCCGTTGACCCGCGTAACGTATCCATCGCTGCGAATCAGGCGCATTGCCTGCGAGGGGTTGAATGCCTGCGTCGCTCCGGGCTTGGCGAGCATCTCGAGGAGGGGCTTCTCGATCTGAAGGGTGTCGAGCTTCGCCTCGTGCTCGCGGAGGGTCTTGTCCCTCTCTGCGATCTCGGCGGCGTGCTTCTTGCCCATCAGGTCGATTGCCTTGTCCTTCTCCTCTGAGACCCGCTCCCACTTCCCATCGTCCCGGAGTCGCTGTTGCCGTTCCTCCTCCGCCTTCTGCTTGTCCGCCTGGAATGCGCGGACCTCGTCCTCGGAGTCGAAGCCGAGTTCGTCGAGCAGCTTGCCGCGTTCGCGGGTGCGTGCCTTCGCATCGGCTTCCTTGAAAGCCTTATCGGAGACGCGCTGCCGCTCTGCCTTGAGCTGCTCATCGACTTCTGCCTGGGTAAAGGTCGGCACCGGAGGATCGCCCTCCGTCGGCTTGCCGGGTGGTACCGTAGGTTCTGTCATCGCCTCCTCATGCCCGCCATCTCAGCGGTAGGTTGCCCGCAGCCGCAGAGGATCGGCGCG